GGAGAAATGGGCAATATGCTTTTGGGTTGCGGAGGAGCGCCAGAAGCTCTTAATGCGGTCGAAGGTTTGTTAAAATCTGGTGCTTTTCCTAAAATTGAAGCTATAGCAGCCGCAGATCCAGGGGATAATAAAAGATTTATTACTAAAATGTTTGCTGAGTTTGGAAAACTTCTTGGCCCTGTTCCAATTTTGCAGAAAGTAAAAGAAGTTACCGAAGCCATTCCTGTAGAATTGCAATGTTTAACTGACGCTGATGATCTTGCGTTAAGAAAACAATTATTAGCAAAAAAGGGATTAACGCCATCGCAGGTTGAAGAACAAGTTAAAAAATCCCAAGATCGTAAAAAGAAAAAGCTTAAAGAACTTTCGGCATTACTTGAGAAAGACAATATACTTGAGGGAGCAATTCCCGACATTTATTGTAAAATGGTTTTCCGTAAAACCGATGGATCTATTGTTCCTAATGAAAAAGTCATAGTAGATCCGACTCCCGGATCTCTTGGACAAGAGCAATGGATGGAGAAGGGCACTGGAGAAAAACTTTTTAGAGGTACAAAGCCGGGATTAATCGAAAAAGACCATCCGACTTTTACTTTTATGATGAATATGACCCTTGAAACAATGTTTGATGGAATTACAATGAGTTTTAGTGAAGATGTTACTAATTTTGTTCCTGCATTAACAAAAGGCACAACTGTTGAGCGCGAAGTACCGCGAACGAAATTAGCTTGGATCAACCATCGCATGGAAATTATTATTAATCCAGAGTGGATGTCAATGGTAAAAGATCCAAAGTTGGCTTATGAATTTGGTGCATTGCCTGCGGAATCAGTTGTGCCAGGCGGAACTTATAGATATACATACGATATCGAGGGAGATGGCGACATATTTGATATTCGACTATTCCAAAAGGATGGTGATTTCAGCAAGGACGATTCAGGCCATTATCTTGGGCACGACCGAGAACTCAGTCGCAATCAAAATATTTTGATGACGGCAGGCCAAATGGGCATGGGTGGCAAAATGCCAACTGGTGAACAGGAACGAGTATGGGAAATAGCTCAAAGACGAATGGAGCCGGGCAATATGAAAGGCCGTCGACGAATCACTGAATATGGTCAGAACAACAACCAGCGACGTTTAGCGGACTATACTAAAAAATTTGGTTATTCTCCTGTCCCTGTTATTGTTAAAGAAGCTGGCCCATATGAACTTGCGCCTGGTCTTAGAGGCGCATTTAAAAGAATGTGCGTGGTTGAAGATTTATTTTCCGTTTATCCTTGGGAAGAACAATATCAAGTTTATTCTTTTATGGTTCCAAATAATTTATTTGAAGGGGCGGGAATTGATTTCAATAAACTTAAGGATGCTCTGGATAAAACGCAGGACGCAGATATTGAAGGTGGTGCCATAGGAGCAGGCCATGGGGGAACCACCGCAGGCGCATTTACGGCGGGGGCTTCCGCAACACAGCAGGCACTTGAGTTTTTGAATAGTTCTGAGATTAGTTTGAAATATATTGTTCCATTTGCCGTTCCTTACGATAATGGAATACCCAAAGATACATATGATGTAACTCTTACAATGCAGGCAAGCTTAGAAGGGTCATACAAAACGCCGGCTTTAGTTCTTTATAGGTCCGAGGAAGAAAAAATACTAAAACCTCCAGTGGCGAATGTCTTACACTCAATAAATCTTCCGCCGAGACCTGATGATGGAGATCTCATTGTTCCTCAAGAAAGGTATTTTACAGCCTGGAATCAAAAAATATGGCAAGCCGGTGGAACGATATATCAAAATGGTCAAGTTCTTGCTGATGGCGACAGGCCGAGTTATGCGCAAGGACTTCAGATGCGGGCTTTTGATTGGAGTAACTTAAAAGAGTTTTATTTACGAAAACAATTTGGTGGTAGTCTCGGTCCTGCTAGCAGTTCTTATGATTGTTTGTGGAAAGATTTTTATTGTAGTCTTTCGAATAATATTGCAGATTCTCCATTTTTGGATTTGAAAAAAATTGCTGCCCTTAATTTAGTTCCCATGAATGAAATGGGACAAGAGTGTGATTTGGGTCAAGGCTTATTAGATGTTGAATTAATTAAAGAAAGGGTCAAGCAAGAATATTCGTTGAATAAATGTATTGAACTCTGTTTGCCGGCCACTGGTGGCGGTGATGTTAGGAACAATGCATTTGAGTCAGCCGGACTTGGGGGCGCTGTTCTATTAATAATTCGCACATATGTTATAGAAATATTAATGAGATCTATCTTTTCTTTTTATTATTTCCGATATGATAGCGCGGACTCTGTTGATCCGCTTTTACTTTCTTATATCATACAAAATATTAAAAAAGATATTACTGAAAAGAAATTTATTGAGGAATTTGCCCAAGAAACCATTAAATTGTACAATAGGAATGCGCCCAATATGGATCCTCCACGGTCGCAACTGCGACTGCCGGTGGTCGGCAACGTGAACATTCCCGATGATGAAGCTGATGCTGCCCTCTTTGAGGTTGCCGAACGCTCGCGCAGGATCACTGATTCTGGTTTTGATTTTGCCTTGGAGTATTTTACTCGATTACAAGTTTTCGGAGTTTCAGAACGTTTAACAAAAATCGTGGGTGCCATGGGAGATACTTCTCTTGATTCTATTTTGGTTGAAGAATGGATGCCATCCTATCCAGTTCCAGCAGAAATTGGATCACGAGTATTGGGAAAGGATTTACCTGAACCCCCAGATCCTACTGGACAAACGGTTCCTGCTTCAAAAACATTGGCTTTGATAGGTCAAGGAACTCTTACAGAACCAGAAATAAGATTATTTAATTGGAATGGACCGGCTGCTGGTGGCGTGGGTATTAATTCATACACTTACAGATATCCAATGGGTTTCTTATTCAGAAAATATTATGCATGGCCAAAGCGAAATATTTCTCAAACTGATATGGGAAAGGATCCAGTTGGTTATGGAGCAGCTGGCCGACCGGAGCCAAATGAAAGAATATGGTCGATGGATGCGCCCATAGATTTATCTACAGCGAAACATACATCCACCTCGACGGTCGCCGCAAGCTCTGGTCCTGGGGGTGCAGCCACTTTTCCGCCAGAAAGGGCGGGATGGCTTGGAACTGGAAAGCGAGCGGATATTTCAAAGAGTAAAATACATCCACCACATGATCCTCCGATGGAAAGACAATTCAATTCGCGTGAATGGTGGACATTATACCATGCAGGATTTATAGAAGCGGCAACTACGGCAGGAGCAGGATTCACACACTCGATGAAATTTTCCAATTTGGGAAAATCGGCATTAACTCCAGAATCTTGGCACGATCATTTTGGTTCAGGTTCTGTTGCGGAACCGTGGGGAGATCCTGACACACCTTATGAATTTGGGGTATCTTCTTATGAAGAAAAGGCAATGGCCGTTTATCTTCGAATGATTGCAGCGCCTTTGTATGCACGCGCTTCAAGCGCGGCGCTCATGTCGGGCGGGTCTCGAATACAACATTTACCTCCGGCATATGATTCAGTTTCTCCCTCTAATTATGCTTTTACATATCCCGTTACAGCCACAGGTCAATATCCCGCAACAACTGTAATTTACCCAGGATTTTTCTTGAATAATTATGATTTTGGCGCAGAGGCTCGCGAATGGGAGCAGATTACACGCGCTAGTCTTGGAAGAAGCGCGGCACGCATGGTCAGCGCCATCTTGGAACTGATGGAGGACTTCACTAGCAGCGCGGACGAGGACTCCATAGTAGCACACCTTGAATGGTTAATGGGAAGGTCAGGGTATATCGAATATTTCTTGATGACTTGGAACCACAGCAGCGATGTAAGAGCCTGGGTTCCCGATTTTCAGAGTGTCGCTGCGTCACCTGATGGTTTTCGGAAGGCGCTCAAGGCCGAGTTGGCGATCGCAGCCCGCCTGGCGAGAGCAAAAAAGATTTTGGAGGACGCGCCGAGGTGGGGCGAGGGAGACCCGGCTACAGTTCACGGAACAAGACCACCAGATGATGCTTGGCGCGAGATGCGCGGGCAGCCCACCGAGCCTTTTGGCCTTACAAACAGAGTGGGCGCAAGCGCCAACGGACACCAAATACAAAACTTAAGGCGTGCAATGGATTTAAGGTGGATTGGAATGCCATATTTAAGCCTTCTTGACTTTGATATGGATTCTATAAGATCGATTTTGATATGGGAAAAAGGCGAATTTATGAGAACATATGGAGTCAATGAGAGTCATGCTGGGGTAGAACATTATAATCGATGGATTAATGATATTGCTGGAGCGACAGGCGATGAGAATTCGGTAGATCGGCTGTTTGGTCGCGCTGCTGGCGCTCGCGAAGATATGGCAACAAGATTGCGGCAACAAGTTTCTATCGGCGGTATTGCCCGTCGCGAAATGCCATACAACCCAGGAGAAAGTTTTGAAAATGGCAACTTTATTACTGAATTTTATTTAAGGATTAAAGAACTTCCATATCAAGGAATGCCCTTTGAAAATCTCCAAGAACAACAACCGGGCGGGGGTTGGAATGTTGAATGGCAGGAAAGAACAACTGATGCTCAAGGACAACCAGTTGTTAGAACTCGACAAGAATTTGTTGATTCGTTTAGACATAAAATGCAAACTGATCCAACATATCGTCAATCAGGTAATCAATTTATGATCCCCATTGAAGAAGCTAAATGGAAAAATTCAAATTTTGTTGATGGTGGAACACGCACAGAATTTTTAAAAGGTGTTGTTAATATTGAAAAGTTTCAAGAATATATTACTGAGCGTTTTAATGAAAACGGATCACCCAACACTACTGGTATTCCTTTGAACTGTCATCCAGAAAAATTAAGAAAACTTCTAATTCGCGAGTTTGCCGAATATGCAAGCTGCGGTGAGCAGCAAGCAAAGTCTATGGGAATCATAGAGGAAGGTGCAGATTGGTTGTTAAGCGATTTTTTTGAAAAAGTTTCAGTTGGTGTACGCATTTCATATGTTACTCCTATGAAAGATAATGAATTCATAGAGAATTTACAGTCTCGCGATTTTCAACAGGGAGGGCAAGGATTCACCGCAAAATCAATGTGTTGGCGTTATCATCCCAGTGATTTTGCATGGAGAGATCTTAGAGATCCCACAACTAATCCGGTACAGCCTCCATTTGCAGAAATTAGGCAATGGAGTCCGACAAACGGACAAGTTGGTGGAACCTGGGAAGATGTAGCCATGAAAGAAAAGGCTCTTTTCGTAAAAGAATTTTGTAATGCAGAAAACGATAAGTGTAATGTTCGTGGTGAACGATGGGCACATGTTGTGCCAATTGTGAGTGTTGAGCAAGAAATTCCTGGCGAGACTTTGATGAGAGAGGTTCGGCGCGAAGATATTATAAGACAGATATGGAATGATCAAACCAATCAGCCAGCAACAGACACTGTTGGTTTTTTTACAAATGAATATTATGAAAGACTCTTGGGCGACGATGGTTTGTATGCAGACCTTAAAAAGACTGATGAGTTCAAAGGCTTGTTTAAATATATGTTTCCGCTTGATCGAATGTTGTCATTATGTAATGTATATTCTTCAGCATATTTGGCATCGTTTAAAGATATACCCGGACTTTTTGATGGTACTATAGTAATTTTGAAGCGATTATTCTTCGCTCTTTTGCATAGTGGCAATCCATTTGCTGGTGATTGTGGGCCATCTAGTAAAGATATGGCCATTGCAAGTATTAATGGCATGGATCTCGAAGGACTCGCTAAAACATTAGCACTTATGGCAGTTAAAGCAGCGATGTTGGTTTTTAAAGGCTTTACAGAAATATTTGATACTAATATTGCAATTTCTCGAAAAATTGTTGACGCTGTTCATTTAACAAATAAATTGATTGCAGCAGCCCAGGCGTCGGCAAACCAAGCCCAGCAAATTGCGGCATCTATTGCCGCCATGGCCGAGGGTGGTGGTGGTGAGATTGATCCTCTAACTTGTGAAAAAGTAAGCGTTCCTGCAAAACCGCCTGATTCATGGTTTGATCCCGTAGAAGATAATCTTATACCTGAACCAGATATTTGGATGATTAGTTTGGCCATGCTTCCTGTAACATTGTTACCGATGTTTTGGCCTGGAATACCGATTACACCGTTTGGATTGGCATATTGGGGGCTTGATTTAAAGCCTGCACCTAATTGGTTGCAGGATCTTGAATGGCCGGAGAAACTACTTAATAAGGATGAAGATATTCAACAGCCATCACCAGGGGATGAAAAGAAACCTTGCGGTAGCATCGATAGCGGTTTGCCGCCATTTGCTGGACCAGCAGCCGACGTTGGCACGAATAATGGAGGTGAATAGAAAATGGCAGGATTAACTCCAAAATTGCCGCTTGTAAGAGATACGCTAAACGGTTATATGCTTATAACTGATTATGTAGAGTTGGTTAAACAAAATTTTAAAAATTTAATGTTTACAATTCCTGGCGAACGAGTGATGGATTTAAATTTTGGAATTGGCCTAAAAAGATATTTGTTTGAGATGGATGCCCCAGGACTCTATAGCAGAATTTCTGGAAAAATAAGTGAGCAAGTGTTGAAATATCTTCCATATATTGATATTGTTGATATAAAATTTGACTCATCTGCGGTTGATGGTTCTTTGGACCCGCATTATTTGAGTGTTGCTGTGGAATATGTTATTAAGCCTTTGGGTACTATCGACAAATTAGAACTAACTTTACCCGACGACTAATTATTTGATAGAAAGGGGAAAGACGTTTGAGTTCAAAAAAACAATATCCGCTTATTGATTATACATCAAGAGATTTTAATTCTATTCGCAGTGATTTAATAGATTACGCAAAAAGATATTATCCAAATACATTCCAAGATTTCAGTGAAGCGGGCTTTGGTTCATTGATGGTCGATACTACTGCGTATATTGGTGATATTTTATCATTTTATTTGGACTATAGCGTTAATGAGTCTTTCCTCGATACTGCCATTGAGTATGAGAATATCATCAAATTGGGACGACAAATGGGCTATAGATTCCAGCCCGCCGCATCATCTTATGGAGAAGCAACTTTTTATATTATCGTCCCCGCTTCCACAACTCAAGCAGGACCGGATTCGAATTATATACCCAGATTACGTCGCGGTACGGTGCTTACTTCTGTAGATGGAATTGGGTTTAACTTAAACGAAGATATTAATTTTGCAAATCCAAATAATGAAATTGTTGTTGCCAATGTTAATAATACCACTGGCGCTCCAACTTCTTTTGCTATAAAAGCAAAAGGTCAAGTTGTTTCTGGTCGGGTTGATAGACAAGCAACTACAATTGGAAAATATCAAAAGTTTCGCAGAATAAAAGTGGCGGGCGAAGATATTACTGAAATTATATCGGTGATCGATACAAACGGTAATGAATATTTTGAAGTTGATTTTCTTTCGCAAGATACAATCTATAAGGCTACACTCAATCAAGGATCCAACAAAGATGTGACTCAAAACGTTTTACGGCCTTTTGTTGTTCCTCGACGTTTTGTTGTAGAAAGAACAGAAAATGATATCTTTTTACAATTTGGCTATGGCTCAGAAACTACAACTCAAGCGGTAGATTCTATAGTAGATCCAAGCACCGTTGTTATGAAGGTTCATGGAAAAGATTATGTTTCTGATGCAACTATTGATCCGACCAATTTCTTAAAAACAGATAAATTTGGTGTTGCTCCTTCGAACACAACCTTAACTATTATTTATCGAGTAAATGACGCAGCGGATACAAATGTTTCAGCAAATTCTTTAACTACTGTTGATGCCCCTATTTGGGATTTTGAAAACTTAAGTTCTTTAAGCTCTGATTCCCTTGGGACTGTCCTTAGTTCTCTTGAGGTAACTAATGAAGAACCTATTACTGGAGATGTTACTTTGCCATCTGTGGAAGAACTTAAAACTAGAATATACAATGTTTTTTCTGCACAGAATAGAGCAGTAACATCACAAGATTATCAAAGTATGTGCTATTCAATGCCTCCTCAATTTGGTGCTCTTAAACGAGTAAATATTGTTCGTGACCCGACTTCGTTTAAAAGAAATCTCAATATTTATGTAATTTCTGAAGATGTTGATAGCACTTTGATAGCGGCAAATAGCGCAATAAAGCAAAATTTAAAACAATGGCTTAATCAAGGCAGAATGATAAGTGACACTATTGATATTTTAGATGCCAAAATTGTAAATTTGGGAATTGAATTTACTGCGGTTGCTACGATGGAAGCGAATAAGTTTGATGTATTGAGTGATGCTATTTTACAATTATCAAATCATTATAATAGAAAATATGAAATTGGAGAACCATTTTATATCACAAATATTTTCAATCAACTTAATAAAATGAAAAATATTGTTGATGTAACAAGCGTTAAAATAGTTCAAAAAGAGGGCGCAAGTTATTCAAACGAAATAATGGATATTGAACAAAGTTTTTCCGCAGATGGCAGATATATTAATGCTCCCAAAAATGTAATTTTTGAGATTAAATATCCAGATATTGATATCAAAGGAACGATTAAATAAATGGGCATTAAAAGATATACAGCTATAAACGATAACACAATTACGAATGCCTTTGATGCCAATTTGGTTACTCGCGGCACTGGCAGTAATATGGGTTTGGCTGATTCTTTAGAAGTTTTTTCCATTTATGCCCAAGAAGCGAGTGGTTCCTCTGAACTTACTCGAATTCTTACTAAATTTCCTGTTGTGACGGCTGATGCTACAACAACAATACAGGCAGATCGTACTGCGGGAACAATTCCGGCTAGCGGAAGTGTTGATTTTTATTTAAGACTTTATAATGTAAAACATACAGCAACGCTTCCTAGAAATTTTACATTGGTAATTTCTCCAGTCTCTCAATCTTGGGAAGAAGGTCAAGGTTTAGACATGGAAGAATATTCAGATTTAACTTATGATGGAACAGGTTCAAACTGGATTAATGCGAGTGCTCATACAGTTTGGACAAATGATGATGGCACAACCTTAACTGGCGGCAGCTATTTGAGTGCTTCGTGGAATGGCTCTCCCACAACCACATATAATGAATTTAATTACAAGGGAACATTTGGTGAAAAAGGAACCGGAGATTTAGAGGTTAGAATTACTGGTCTTGTAGAAAAATGGATCGCTGGCGATTATAACAATTATGGCGTGGGCATAATGCTTTCGCAAAGTCAAGAAAGTGGCTCACAATCATATTACACCAAAAAGTTTTCTGCAAGAAGTAGCGAATATTTCTTTTCGCGACCAGTTATTGAAGCAAGATGGGATTCATCACGAAAAGATCAGAGAGGAAGTTTTTATGTTTCAAGTTCAAACTTGAATGCTGCTGATAATTTGAACACGCTTTATCTATACAATTATGTGCGTGGCCAACCAAAAGACATTGCGAACCTTGGAACTCTTCAACGTCTTTATGTTAATGTATATACTTCTGCAAGCGCAGGAGAAAAAATAACGGCGGCACCAAATAATCCCATTACTGGAGGGTATGTAACAACTGGAATTTATAGTGCTTCTTTTGCGTTAGATACTTCGGCAAGTCTTTTGTTCGATAGGTGGTTTTCGGGATCATCAGGTTCGGCAATTACAGATTCTGGAGTAAAAGTTTATCATACAGGTTCTTTTATACCCAAGAAATTTAATTCTTCAAACATATATTCTATTCCTCGCTATGTTACTACGATTACAAATTTGGAATCTGAATATTATAATAATGATTCAGCGAGGTTGCGCCTCTTTACACGTTTAAAAGATTGGAGTCCAACTATTTACACAGTAGCATCTACACAAATTCAAAACGATATTGTCGATGATGCTTATTTTAAAGTTTTTAGGATGATTGACGAAAAGGATGTTATTAAATATGGAACTGGTAGTTTAAATCACACGAGGCTTTCATACGATGTAACCGGAAGTTATTTTGATCTAGACATGAAAATGCTTGAAACTGGTTATGCTTATGGAATTAAATTTGTTTATTATATAAATGGTGCTTACCAAGAACAACCTGAAACTTTTAAATTTAGAGTAATAGAGTGAAACCATGTCCAATATTAAAGATCTTTTTAGTGGCAAAAAAACCGATAAACTTTTAGAAAACTCTACTGCGAAGGACGTGGGCTCTTCCGTTGAGTCCGCCGATTATTTAAGATCAAATATTAAAGACAAAAAGAGGTTTATTCCTCATGTTGATTTTACGTCAGCTTCCAATTTTGCCATATATGGTTCAGCAGAAAAATATTATGAAGATGCTTACAATTATATTCGTAAGCAATATCCTTATGATGGATCTCTAAAAGAAAAAATTAATTGGAGTCTTTCCGGTTCATATTTAGATCGCTATATTTTCGAAAATGACTATCCTCGCACAACTGGATATATTAATTTTGGTAAGTCTTATGGTACTCTCACTCAGCAAACTAAAGGCTATGATTCATCCACAAAAAACGAATGGATTTATTTTAAAGGGTATAATGTAAATTATTCTTTAAATGCGGAAACCAATCCAGAATTAACTTTACAATTTGATAATTTAAATATTTATAATACTGCTAGCCAAGGATTGTCTAATCTTGAATTAGAAGGAAGTGGTGGACTTGGCGTTGAGTTTTGGCTTAATAAAAATAGTTTTGATAGCTCTATTGAATCTCGACGGCAAGTTGTTGTAGATGTTTGGAATAGTGGTTCGTGGGGAACCGCTGATGGTATCTCTTCTTCATATGGTCGTTTCCGTGTGGAAATTTCAGGAACTGAAGTTGGCAACAAACTTCATCCAAATTTCCACGTAGAGTTGTTGTCTGGATCAACAGGCTTTTCTTCTGAATATGTCGTTAAGGGCTCCACTTCTGATAATGTTCCGACTATTATTATGAGTGGCAGTAAGCTTACTGGCTCTTGGAATCATTTTGCACTTACATTTCAAAATACTGGAAGTCAAATGGTTGGACGCTTATATACGAATGGAGCATTAACTTATACATGTGTATCTGGAACAACTATGGGGACGGTAACAGGATCAATGTTGGGTCAAGTTGGCTCTTTGGTGGCAAAAGTATCCAGTTCTGGTCCAGCAAGAGGTTATGGAAAATTATCAGCCTCTCTTGATGAATTTAGATTTTGGAAAACACGTAGAACATCCGAACAAATTGGTAAATATTGGTTTACACAAGTTGGTGGTGGAACAAACACAGATGTTACGTTAGCAGCGACCGCCTCCACAAAATATAGTTATGAAAATCCAGCAGATCTGGGAGTTTATTATAAGTTTAATGAAGGAATTATAAACACATCTAGTATAAATTCCCAAGACGCTGTTGTGCTGGATTACGCAGGTCGTGTAACAAATGGCCAATGGACAGGATATTCAGTCACTTCTCGCAATACGGGATCGGCCATTGTGTCGGCTTCTGCTGCAAGTTCAGAGTTTAAAGATCCTATTTTATATTCTTCTCATCCACTTGTTTCGAGTTCTTTAAATGAGAAGAAAGACGTTGGAAAATGGCATGATGAAACTAATAATTCTTCAATTTATGGTTCTCTTCCTGAATGGATTACATCAGATGATCAAAATAAAGGAAATAGTGCCTTACGAAATCTAACGCAAATAATGGCAAGTTATTTTGATACGCTTTATTTGCAGACACAAGCTGTTCCGGGTCTTAAAAACAAAGACTATATTAGTGGTAGCGATAAACCATTTCCTTTTGTTAATCGCTTTATAGATGCTTCTGGATTTTTGACATCTGAAATTTTTTCTAAAGCAACAGATTTAGAATATTTAGATGCTCGCAATGACACCAAAAAATTTGGAGATAAAGTTAATGAACTTAAGAACTTAATATATAAAAATATTTATAACAATTTAGTTTATATCTATAAAACCAAAGGTACAGAAAAATCTTTTAGAAACCTTATAAGAAGTTTCGGTGTAGATAAAGAACTCATCAACATTAAGTTATATGGCGACGAAGTTACATATAAATTACAAGACAACTATGATAATTCTACTGTAAGAAAACGTTATGTAGATTTTTATGCTGCCGATAAATTAAATGCAGTAGTTTATCAACAAACAGCAAGCGGCAATTCTTATAGTCGTGGGTTTATTAGTTCTAGTGGCGAAGTACAATATCGTGGAAATACTTATGAATTAGAATCATATTTTCCCAAAGATATACAAAAGGGAATTAGTTCATATTTTAATGCGGCTTTTCTTACTGCATCAATTTATGGTTGTCATACTTCGGGTACGGCAGGTTCTACAGCTTGGGGTACGCCTGATTATGGACAATTTCAAGTTCAATCTGTTCGTACTGATACTAGCAGACCAGCGGCTTTTTTCCAATTAACCTGTAGTAATGATGGGGAAGGTCTTATACCCAAACTTACTAGTTCTGTTTTTCAAGATGTATATGATGGAAGTCGATGGAATTTTGCAGTTAGAATTAAGCCTAAGAAATATCCCTTAGCTGATGGTGTAAGTGGGAGTACGACTGGACAATATGATGTTGAGTTTAGTGGATATAATTATGTTTTAGATATATCAAACAATAGCTTTCTTGTTACTTCTTCTATATCTGCCGCAGATGCTCAGGAATTTTTAAGAGCAAAAAAGCGTTTTTTTGTTGGAGCACACAGAACAAATACAACGGGAACAGTTTTACAAAAGAGTAATGTTAAATCTACATCGTTACGTGTCTGGATGGATTATCTTACAAGTAGTGTTTTGCAAGCTCACGCTAAAGATGTTACAAATTTTGGTTCTTTAAATCCATATAGAGATGCATACATTACGGAACTAGGAGCTGCATTGGGAAGCAAGAACGTTAAAAGCATTCCACAATTAGAAACCTTAATTTTAAATTGGGATTTTGCCACTGTAACCAGTTCAGATGCGGGTGGTAATTTTACAGTTCCTGATGTTTCCATTGCTTCTTCTGGAACTAATGATTATTCAACGCGATGGGGATGGCTTGGCCCAATCGGACAACACCAACACACTGGATATGGTTTTGGATTTCCTGCAAATGCAACTGGTTCTATAGACCGACGCTATGTTCATACCTTAGAACTACAACCACCAGAAACAATTAATAGTTCAGATATGATTTCTTTGGTTGATGAAGACCAAAATAAACTATTTTCTCGGGACACTCGACCTGAAAGTTATTTCTTTGCTTTTGAGAAGAGCATGTATAACACCATTTCTAAAGAAATACTTGATATTTTTGCAACAATTGTTGATTTTAATAATCTTATTGGTGAACCTGTAAATCGTTATCGTCAAGAATATAAGCAAATGCAAAAATTGCGTCAGCTTTATTTTGAAAGATTACAGAACACACTTGATTTAAATAAGTTTGTTGAATATTTTAAATGGATTGATTCTGCAATATCAGTAATGCTTCAACAATTGGTGCCGGGAAGCGCTCGGTTCTCTGAAAATGTTCGTACAATGATTGAAAGTCATGTACTTGAAAGAAATAAGTATTGGTCAAAATTTCCAACTTTGGAGATGAAAGTTTCTGATCCAGAAGCTGGAGTGTTTGGAATCAATGAATTGCTTTATTCTGGTAAACGCGGATTGGCCCCAATTCCTACAACAGCAACAGGTTCAAATTGTGAATGGTGGCATGAGCGTGCAAATAGAGATAACCCCAATATTACTTCGGGTGATTCGACAATTGATAGTCAGCGAGATAAATTTAGAAATGCAAATGATTTTAGAACTGGAAGTGTGCCAAATCTTGTGGTTTCCAGAAAAACAACAGCCACAACGACAACTTACAGAGGAAATACATATGCATTAAGAAACTTTACAAAACCTTATAGATTAACAGTCGATGAATCGCCAGAAATTCATGGTGGTTCAAATTTCCCAAGAGCAAAAACAGTTGAGTATACTCATGAAGCTTTAAAATTTGGCTCGTCCGAACAACTTCAAATTGCTGCTTCTAGCATTCCAATGGCGAACGGAAATCGTTTTGATGGATGTGATGATGTTATTGTTCCTAATGCAAAAAACAGATTAGAAGCTAAAGTTGAGAATAATGGAAATCGTTTTGGTTATACAAGCGGAAAAAGCGAGATATTTGCACCCTTTAGTTTGTTTAGTTCATCTGCTAAGCAAGGATATATTGCAAGTGTTGCAACAAATTTTAAAAGCAATACAGAAATCGATAATTATCACGATGACATTTATGGAGACGATAAAGGAATTCCCGCTCAAGGCCCATTTACAGAAAGACATGTTGGTGGGCGGCAGCATCGACACATAAATGTTAATACGGGTGCAGTGGATACAACTCTTACCAGGCCAGAAGCTTGGAATTTATCGTTAGCTTCGAATATACTAACTATTTCGCCCAGAACTGCGGACGAACCTCGCGCAACAATGATTCGCGATGAGTATGCAAAGCGCCCAGTAAATATTCGCAATATTAAATGGGGTACGAGTTCAGCAGTTGCCGGCAATTATCGTAAAGATTACGAAATAGTTCAAACTGTTGGGCGGTCATCCAATAATAGTTTTCTAACAAAGAACGGCGGATTTAATCCTGTGGTTTCTTCATCAGCCTTTATTAGTGACCATGCTGGGTATCTGCTTCCCGATTTTAGTAAATTTGGTTCAACAAAGTATGTTTTTGTTGAAAGATTTTCGTCTCCCGGTAGTCCAGCTGCTAGCGGTCGTGGTTCTTTAGACTTGTACGCTGAAGAATATTCTGTTTACAATGAATTAAATAATAGAAATTTAGAAGTTCGAAATGCTTTAAAAGATTGGCAAACAAATCATTGCGGTCAATTTGGAATTAGTCCGACTGGAAGTCCTGGCGATGGAACAAACCCTGGCCAGCATCAGACCAATCCAGCATCTTATGATGGTGTAATTGCAGCATATCACAAAACCAATAGAAATCCTGTTCAAAGTGCCCTTGTTAAATCTGGATTTGATAGAACTATTGATTGGAATTTGTTAGATTTACGAGGAGGACATATAACATACGATAGAACTGCTGCAACGCTTTCAAAATCCGTTGGTGGCTCGGCGTATGGGGAAGCTATTGCGGTGGGAACGCAAAAATTGGATAGAAGTGGTTATATTTCGGCTGAACTTACATATATTGGCACTAACAACGGTCAGCGGTTTGGTCTAGATAAAAATCCGGCTGCGAAGGAGCAGAACGGCGGTGGCGCGGGGGATGGACCGGCTTATACGTTGGCGTTCACGACTGCCGTATATGTTCTTGAATCGAATGTTATTGTGTCCACTGCGCCAACGACCCGAGCAGTTGGTGATATTTTTAGAATTTTAAGAGAAAATGAGAATATAACTTATCAGAAAAGCACAGATAAGGGAAAAAACTTTACAACATTTTATACGTCGCTACAACCATCAACCACAGATTTATATCCATTTATAGACTTGAAAGAGCTTGGCACAACTATTAAAAATCTTAAAATTTCTAATCCTCGTTATGACAATTGGTTTATTCAACATCCAATTCCGCAAAGTGAATTACAATATGCTTGGATAAATGATTCTTATAACGTAAGTCAAAGTCAGCCACTTGGTTATGCTGCCGGTTCTCATGATTCTGATGGTTTAGTTCCATTTTCTGTTCCATCTGGCACAGGTTCGATAACTGCGTCGGCAGTTCAGTTTATTAGCTCATCTTGTTTCGATCCTGATTGGGATCCTCCTTGTGCTGAAGTGGTTAATTTTGCTCAATATTGGCATATTAATCCAGCTTATCGTCAGGACAGATATCACTATACTGTTACTGGTTCTACAAACACTTTGGAAGCTGCCAGTTGGTGGACCACTGTGTTTGGCCAGAGCATTAATGCTTTCTTTAATAACGTAAATGGTCCCTATGGTTATCCATCTTGGAAACAAATTAGAACAGGCGAAACACCCGTTGCGCGCAACCATAAAAGAAATAATATTTTATCAATTCAGGCGCGGCCTGCATACATAAATCTGCCAAAACCATCTGGCAGTGCGCCTGGTGAGTATTTCAATAAAAGGCCAGATAGTTTTACGAATTTTGTTGAGCCTCCAGTTACTTTTAAATATCGCCCTCTTACAAGTGAGTTGAGCAATGTCAGTTTAAGACATACATATGCCAATAATAAAGGATTGTGGACACAACGAGGTCTTCCATTAGCATCGCCTGAGCGTTCAATTGCTGAATTTTTGGAAACGCCAAATGAAAAAGGCGAAGCACAAATTTATGAAAAGCTACGGTCTTCGGAACAATATCGTATTTCTTTTGATAACAATGGTGCTCTATTATATCCAGAAGTGATTTTTCCTCGTGAAGCAAACACAGGATTGGCAAGAACTCGTGCAAGAACTCGATACGCTGAAACTGCGAGCGTTATTAATCCTTCGGTCATTCCATTAACTGCTAGTCTATCTTTGGGAAGTAATGGAATTGATCGCGGCCCGAATGAAAGAAGGACTTTCTGGCGCGATAGAAGGGACGAACGAAATCGCTATCTTGGACCCAATTGGTTTTGCCCAGCCGATGAATCTTGTGGCCTGCGTGGGGAGGACAATTATCTGAGTTTTGCTACAACCATTTCGAATTCTTGTGGAAACCAAGATGGACACGCTAGAAGTGTTTGGCCTTTTGGGAAAGAGCCAATTGTCTGGTATCCTCCCTCACAATCAATGCCTTGCGGCAATTTAAGAGTTTCGGCATCTTCAGTGCTTGGTCAAAACCAGGGGCAAGATACTGGGGAATTAAATTCAATCAATATCATGAAAATTGGCGGCTTAATGGGTGGCGTAGTTTCTAGCTCTTTATGTAATTTAAATAACTTTTATGACACCCCATCGGCGTCTGCTTATTATTATTGGCTCCCACACAATGGTTTGGGTCAAGCATACTACGATACCAGCGATGGTTATCAACTACTTTGGGGTGCAAGCTCTGGGTCTTACACTATAGAACTATGTAAGGGTTTGAAGTGGACCGCTGCAATCGATTCTGGGAAAAATCCGGGTTTTGACTCTTATGAGGCATATGCAGAAGATATTCGCGGTCTTTCAAAAGCTTGGACAGTCTTGCCCGAATTTAGAATTTCTGATCATATGTCATACTATGTTGAGGACAAGTCTATGAATTTTATGGCAAAAAATGATAAGTTTTTGTCCCTTGATGGAGGCAATATTACAGCGAGTGCAGTGGTTGGTGATGCTGCTCCCGCCGAACCCAATGTGCGTAATTTTAATCGTAATTTCTTTAAAGAATATTCATTTTCTGATTTTCAACAATACTTTGGGAAATTTACAGATGATAATAAATTAGATCGAATTACCTTAAAATGCAATGCTGTCAAAAAATTATTGCCCTATAAAGGTTTCTATCCCGCTGATCGCACAACCCAATTGGTTAGTTTATTCTCGGGAGCTTTGGGTCAATATGTGACGGGTGGAGCACTTTCACAGTCGGGTTATCCGTATAAATATACAGGTGGAGCTTCCGATGTTAATGTGAGCAAAAACTGCGAACAACAGCTGGCAATGCAATCTCTTTTGCAGCCCTGGTTTGCGCCTGGTATTTTATATAATACTATCAAATCGGGAATTTCTGTTGATTGGCCGGTTTTTACAGGCTCGTACACAACCAATAATCCTTATTCACAGTATCTTGAGTCGAGCATGACTGGTAGTGCCAATGTGCGGTTTCCGTTTAATAGTTTATTAGATCCTCTATCACAGATTTCCGTGTCTAGTTCTAATGAGGGTCAAGGAGGTCATGAATTGCTTTTTCAAGCCCCCACTTATTTTAGAGGACTTCATTTTTATCGTGGACAATATGCTTCGGTCGCGACTGCTAAAACGCGACGTTTTCCTTATGCAGAATTTACTTCAAAGGCGGGCCTGGATCAAGAATTGAGATTATATAAAAGTGCCATGCATAATTATTTGGCTGAAATTCCTAATTTCTTCTTAAGAAATCAAAACTTAAAATATATAGAATCCCTTACGCAAACTCAATTAGGCAATGTTATTGAAGAAGGTAAAATTTATGTTATGGATGTTTTTCTGGAAAAGACAAAACCGTCCAATAATCATGAATTAGTTATGATGGAGGATTATTATAATGGTAGTGTTTCTGGTACAGTTATAAACAATACGTGGGGCAACGACAACAGTGCTTCATTTAATGGTAAATATTTTGGCCCCCCATACAATCCTATGGGAAAAGGCGGCAGTGATGTAGCAGTTGGTGATGATTCTTGGGGCGCTGGTGGTGCTCCGGGTCGATATAATGCTGATCCGGCTTATGCACCAGTTTGTCCTCCTTATTTTTATGGAAAAGCCCATGCTCGCCTGATCTATACTGGATCTATAAATGATCGTTTAGGTGGATCGTCACAATTTTGGGATTTAACCAAGATATTAACAAGTATGACAATGAGCTTTAGAGGCGTTGACGATGAACGAAGATCTGCATGGACAAAATATCGTACATGGGAAGATGGTACTTTGAACTATGAAGGTGGTTCCGCTTTTCTTAATATGATGAACGTTACTGCCTCTTTGTCAATTGATGGTATCAAGGTTGATCCTGAAGAACCTACAAACATTGGCTTAAATCGATGGGTCATTGCACCATTTATGGAAACACCAGTTTTAGATTTTTCTTCTTCACAAACTCCAGAACAAGGCTATGGCCGAGGAATGTGGAGTGGTTATGGTCGAATCCCATCAGGAAGTAAGGGAATTTATTTTGGGATTGAATCCCCACCCCAACTATTTTTAAATAATCCGAATGTTCGTGATATGACAGAATGGTTTAGAAATACACCAGTTGGAGAATCTTCTGCCCAAACTACTAGGGACGCCCGAGGAAGAAGACACGCTGCCCAAGTTGGAGCCGTCACTAGTACAGAGCATACTCAACAAGTTGGTCAAATCGCTGATGAAAAAATCATTTCCGAAGCAGTCGTAGCAATTCCTTTCTCAACACGCCAATATGGTCGTAATTCAGGTCGTGCTCGAACAGTTTCTGCTCCAATTATGGGTAAGTGGTTTTTCTCTCTTGGCAGCACCGCAAGAAATGCAAGAAGCATGTTTACTACTTCAATGAGAGATGCTGCCGTTCTTGCACCAACGTCTATTAGCGATATGGGAAGACTCATGAAAGAATATATTATTCCCCCTCACTTGGACTTCGTAAAAAACGGTTCGATTGAGCCGTTTGCAATGTACATAATGGAATTTACTCATACTTTGAGTGATCTTGATCTGGCAGACATTTGGCAAGGTTTAATGCCAAAGATTTCTGTCAATGCTGAATTAGACACCTCTAATATTACTCATTACACCGGCCCTAATGAATTTTTTGGTGGTAAAAAATTGCCTCCTTCTAGTGAAATAAGATGGATGGTGTTTAAGGTGAAAAAGAAAGCGAATATAAATTATTGGTCCATGACACCAGCATCAACGGACGATGTAAGTTATACTGGCCACCCACAAGATCTGAATCCTGTCGGTTTAGACTATAGTTATAATTGGCCTTATGATTACTTTTCACTGGTGGAACTCGCTCAAGTAGAAGTGGAAGATCAATTTGTAACACGACCCCCGATTCCCACGGGACCGGGAGGAACAGTAAGAGCCACAACAAGACCCGCAACAACTGCCGAAGTTGCTTTGAGGGCGGCTAATCGAACGAATGTTGCTCCATCGGCATCGCCCTCAACTTCTACTACCACTCCTACTAATACCGGAGGGGGTGGCGGATTTACGCAAGGGGGCGGTGGAACTCCACCAGGAGGTCTTACAGGAGCCTAATGAAATTTTTTAACAAACAAGAACAAGTTATTGATCTCCAATTAACACCATATGGAAAATATTTGCTTTCCATAGGTAAACTTAAGCCAGCTTACTATGCCTTTTTTGATGATGGGATTTTATATGATCCCAGATATGGTTATGGCCCCCAAGATCAAAAAGAAATACAAAAGCGAATTGAAGTTGATACTTCACAATTAGAAGGACAATATAATTTTCGTGGCGTGGAATCAGAAGTAAGAAAAGTAAACAAATTAATTCGCTCACAACACGAGTGGGAAAAAAGTGTGTTTGAAGATCGTACTTTAAAGCCACCAGAAACCACAACAGATAAACAATATGCTCTTCAAAATATTTTGGGAACTTCTGACTTAAATTCAACGTTTGCGCCAGCATGGGATATTAAATTTTTAAGAGGAGAAATAAGTAGTTCTGCAAGAACAACTTCGTGGACGAAAGAACAAACAGGAAGTGCAATCAATATTCCACAAATTTCTCCAAAAGATGTAATATACAATACAATAATTAAGAAAGTCGGGCCTGAAATTGTTTTGACCGGCAGCGATTCAAATATTTATGGAAACGAATTTATTGATATTTATGTAAATGATGGTAGCGAAGGAATTCTTCTTGATATCAATGAAATAAACACTACATTTGAAAAAGATGATTTTGAAATTGAAGTTTACAAAATAGAGGATGAGGTAATATGCAAGGGGAAAGGCGGTACACGCCAACTTATGATTCCTCTTTATTTTGCCAAAAATCCTGAAAGAGTTAAAGATGGAATTTTATTAGATCGAGAATCTTATTTGGCCCAAATAGAAGAACTGGGGGATGAAAATTCAAGTTTAGATCCAAGTTATGTTGAATATTTTCTTGAAATTGATGTGGATCATGAAATTGATAAAGACTTTCTATGTAAATATGCAGTTGATCGAACCGCAGGCATTTATGGAACTCGCTTTTTAGATTGCGAAGATGCAGATCGCAGGAGAGAATTAGCCTCGCGTAATATTTATAATACAGATGTTACCGAAGAAGATGTGGATTAGGGATTTTTAATGTCAGATTATATAATGAATCCTGAAGAAGTTGTTGGAACAATCATTCCCAACGTTTATATCAGCAGAATTACTCTTGAAAGTGGAGGATTTGTTCAAAGTTCTTTTCGAGATAATCCTCACATTGATCCAACCCAAGCTCAAAAAAATGCTGGCATTGTTGAGGGCGGTAAAACATATGCCGCCGACACTCTTAATGTGACCTTGCAACTAACACTCAAAGATGCTATATCGAACAACCTTTCCAAGTGGTTTGCAGGAGGAGAACTTCCTTTTAAAACGACGGGTGGCACAGATAGAAAAACTTTAAAAGATTATATTAAAGTTGTGGTAATTCGAACAACAACTAGCACTGCAACTCAAGCTTGGTCTCGGGAAGTGGCTGGGACACCAAATCCCCAACTTGACACATTAAGAATTAATGATTCAGCAAAATATGAATTTTACTTATCAGAACTAGAGGGATCAAATATATTAGATCGACACTACAAAGAATACGACTCAGCTGGAAATTCTGTTAGAAGTATGTGTAAAAATATTTTGCCTTCCGTTTGGGAGGATAACGATGGTAATGACGCACCCCCTTTAAGTCCCAATCCACAAAATTTAGCATATTTTGCCTGGGCTCAATTTGATCTTCAAACTTTTGGACAGGAATATAAAATAAATGATGTGGCCCATTTGGCAACATTATTGACTTCGGCTGGCATTATGATCGGAAAAGTAAAGTCAGATCTTGTTTTCAAAGATGGTGCTTTAGTTAAGAATTCTTCTTTTTATGTGATTGCCCAAATTGTTCCGCCAGATCCAGCCAGCAGTGCGCCAATAAAAGTCACTCCAACTAATCACATATGGGTTGGTGAAGTTCATCGTGGTCATCCAGCTTCAAATTATGGTACTCGTCAAGATCCTATTTATTATGCAGGTGCTGACGGTACTGGAGCTTGGATTGGGGGAACGCAATTTATTAATCCTCGTACAACCCCCTTTTTAGTAAGAAAAACTGTTCCTAATACAAAGATTCAAGACTTTCGAATTGCAAAAAGAATAGATAAGTTAAATCTTAGTCTTTCAAATTTAGAAAATAAAGTTTTAAGAATTGTTGATAAAAACCGCCGAAGTGTTATAGAG